ACTTTGTTCGTAGCCCGCTGGCTAACTCGATGGACGGTGACTTTGACACCGGCAACGTGCGTTACAAGGCTCGTGAGCGTTACTCGTTCGGCTGGTCTGACCCGCTGGGCATGTACGGCTCTCCGGGCGCGTAATGGAAAAGGGGGCTTTACGCCCCCTTTTTTGTAGTATATAAAGTAGGTATTCCGGGATTATTCCGGTGCGTTCGAACAGGCTCCCGGCCTGACTTCATGCAGATCGACGCACCTAACCGCATGAGGGAAAATTCAAATGGCACTTTCTACTACCCAAAGTATTTGGCGTTCGGGTGGCGGCGATCAGACTCGTACTGCTTACTGCGGTTCGGGCGTGATGGCTGCTGAGTTCTACATCGCTGACGCTTCTCCTGCCACTGCTGGCACTAACGTCGCTATTTCTTCGGCTGCTGGCGCTCCTGCTCTGATTCTCCCAGCGGGTGCAGTTATTCTGTCCGTAGTGATTACTGACGCTGGCACAGGTACTTGTGACCTCGGCGCTACCGGTTACACCTCTGGCACCGCTGACAACAACTTCTTCGCCTCTGGCTTGGCTGTTTCGTCGTTGGGCGTTATCACTTCTGGTTTGACCTTTGCACCATCGACTGAACTGTCGTACGTGACCGTGACCGATAACACCTCGGGCGCTGGCACTGTTGCTGGCTACATCACTTACTTCGTCGCCGATCCGCTGGTTGGTCAGCAGAACGTCTAATTAAGGAGCATCGATATGATGCAAACAGACGTTAAATCGGCACAGGTAACTTCTACCAATACGGCGTATGCCGACACGACCCGTGTAAAAGCGGTGACTGTCAGCTACGCCTCTGGTGGTACGGTTGTCCTGAAAGACGGTGGTTCAGGCGGCACTACGCGGTTCTCGTTTACGGCACCAGCGATAGCGGGGTCAGAGCATATTCTGTTCCCCGGCGAGGGCATCAAATTCAATACTGATGTACACGCTACGCTGTCTAGCGCGACTATTGTGGTGTTCTATGGCTAATTACGGAAAAGTCTCTTCCGTAACTCAGCGCGGTTTGTACGAGCCGTTTGAGTTGCAAGTCTCGCGTGGGCAAATCGCCTTTCACCGGAATGTGACGGTGTTTGGCTTCAATCCTGACGTGGATTCAGTTCAGGTGTCTGTCTGGCCTTTGCCCAGTTTGATCACTTTCCCAGCGGCTCCGCTTCAGATGACTGTCAGTTCAACCAACGCAAACGATACAAGCAACGGTACTGGCGCTCGGACAATTGTTGTAGAGGGCTTAGACGCTAACTACAACGAGGTCTCAGAAACCGTCACGATGAATGGTCAGACGGCTGTGACGATGACCGCGTTCCTAATCCGCATCAACTACGCTTATGTAGCGACGGCGGGTTCTGGAAATGGTGCTGCTGGTGACATTTATATCGGCACGGGTACTGTGACCGCTGGTGTCCCTGCGACCACCTACGACATCGTTAAGTTTGATTACAACACCACGATCACGGGTAGTTGGACGGTTCCTGCTGGTTACACCGCGTATGTCTCGCAGGGTTTGTTTTCTGCTGGGCAAGCTGGTGGTTCCAACCAAGTTCAGGGACGGCTTTTAACTCGTGGTACCGATAACATTCGTCGTACTGCCGCAGTTACAAGTATTAACAATGGTGTAGCGAACTATGTGTTCGAGTACCCGTTGGCTGTTCCGGAAAAGACCACACTTGAGGCAACAGCAATCGGTAGCTCTAATAACAACGCTGTTTCTTCGCTGTTTATTTTGTTGTTGGTAGCTAACAGCTACGACGCGGGGCACAATTAACTATGGCTAAGTCTCCAGCATGGCAGCGTAAGGAAGGCAAGAATCCCAAAGGCGGCTTGAACGCCAAGGGGCGTGCGTCGTATAACGCAGCGAATCCGGGCAAACCCGGACTGAAAGCACCGCAGCCAGAGGGCGGCTCTCGTAAGAAATCATTCTGTGCCCGTATGGAAGGAATGAAGAAGAAGCTTACGTCGTCCAAAACAGCGAGTGACCCGAACAGTCGTATCAATAAATCACTTAGGGCTTGGAAGTGTTGAGCATGGAAATGACATACGTGTGGACTGGTGGATTGACTTTATTTACCGGTCTTTTTGCTTACATCGCGCATGAGAAGTTTTCGGAGTTAGCGCGTATTACGATCTTGTTGAACAAGACTCGTGAGGAGATCGCTCGTGACAACGTCACTAAAGCTGAAGTTGAGCGTATTACTGACCACATTGATCAACGCTTTAACCGACTTGAGGCGAAAATTGATCAACTCATTGGGCAAAAAGGATAAACCATGAAACGCAAAGTTAAAAAATTCGGTAAAGGTGGCGACATCCTCACAGGTTTAGGTGCTGGCGTTATCGGGTACCACTTGTACGATAAGTACATGAACAAGGATAAGGATAAACCCGAAAAAGGCGATTTTGACAGTCTTACTTCAGTAAGACGTACAAAAACCCTTGACGAACAAATTGGTAGAAAACCTGAACCCAAAGAGGAAAAGCGTCGCGAGATTGGCGACTATATGACGAATAAGCCCGAGGAAAAGAAGGGCGGCGAAACTCGTCCGGGGCCAGATACATCTGAGCCTAATCTTGAAAAAGCTGAGCCAAAAGCTGAAAAACCCGCGTCACTATTAGATAAGGGTGTAAAGGCACCGAAAAAAGTAACCACACCTGCTGCACCTGCCACATCTCCTAAAAAAGGTATGACAGAGGCACCCACTTCACGGGTTGTGCCAAAGTCGCCTTTTTCGTTTGATACAGATAAACCAACCAAGCTAACTGATCCGGTTGACAAAGATAAACCTAAAGGTACGAAAGACTTAGGCAAAATTTTGGGCGTTAGTTCTGACGCTAAAGGCACGCAATCTCTTGGTGAGCGCATTAAAGGTACAGTTGAAAGCGCAGGTAAGAGCGTTGCACGTACTCCTGCGGAGCGTATATCGGAAGGTGCTCGGCAGGTAGAAAAACGCCGTCAAGAAGAGAAGGCTAAAAAAGAACGCGAAAATTCTGGTATGCGCAAAGGCGGTGCAGTTAAGAAGTACGCATCCGGTGGTTCGGTATCGTCCGCATCCAAGCGTGCTGATGGCATCGCCCAGCGCGGTAAAACTCGTGGGAGAGTCTGCTAATGGCTACTGGTACAAAAGAAGGCACCGATCAAAAGTCAGCTGAACGTAATTTACGGCTGGAGTATGAGAACCTGAAGAAGGACGAGTTCGTTAAGAAAGAGTACGAACCTAAACCCCAGACTCCCGTCAAGAAAGCTAAAGGCGGCTATGTCCGTGCAGCAGACGGTATCGCTCAACGTGGCAAGACTCGCGGGAAGATTTGCTAATGCCTAGCGTCTCAGCTAAACAACACCGTCTCATGGCTGCGGTGGCAACAAATCCAGCCGTGGCAAAGAAAACTAAGATTCCACAGTCCGTGGGAAAAGAGTTTATGGAAGCCGATAGAGGCAAGAAATTTAAAGGAGGCGGTGAGATGAAAGAGTCCAAGGCGATGGTCAAAAAGGAGATCGGCTTCATGAAAAAGAAGGGCGCTCCTAAGTCCATGATCAAACACGAGATGGGCGAGATGAAAGGTATGAATTACGGTGGTAAGGTTAAGAAAATGGCTTCCGGCGGTCTGGCTGCTGGTCACAAAGCTGCTGATGGTGTTGCTGTTAGAGGCAAAACTAAGGCTAAGCAAGTGACGATGAAGGGTGGCGGTAAAGCAGGTGGCAAGTACTGCTAAGGGGCCAACCATGATGCTCTCACGCGGGATGGGTGCAATTAGCCCAGCTAAGATCAAAACCATCAAGAAGCGCGATGGGAATGAGCCTGTCAAAGTCTACAAGGACGGCGGGGCTACGAAGTCTCGCGTGAATGAGGCTGGCAACTACACTAAGCCGGGGATGCGGAAGTCGCTGTTTGAGAGCATCAAGTCTCAGGCTACGCAGGGCACCGCAGCAGGTCAGTGGTCAGCCCGCAAAGCTCAATTGCTGGCTAAGAAGTACAAGGAAAAGGGCGGGGGCTATAAAGGATGAAAGCCCCACAGCAAAGCTTGAAGTCGTGGACGGAGCAGAAATGGCGCACAAAGAGTGGCAAGCCATCGTCGAAGACTGGCGAAAGGTACCTGCCAGAGAACGCGATCAAGTCACTCAGCCCGTCAGAGTATGCAGCAACGACCAAGGCGAAGCGGGCAGGAAAGAAAGCTGGCAAGCAGTTCGTCGCGCAACCAAAACGCATAGCCCAGAAGACCGCGAGGTTTAGATAATGAAGACTAAAGATATAGTAGGGTCTATATGGCCTAACTACGGCGCGGCTACCGGAGAGGGTAGCTACGGGCAGACTACTAACCCTGATAAAGCCGCCGAAAATGATGCTGAAGAAGCAAAACGTAAGCACGAGGCGAGGATGAGAGCCCTTAACAAAGTCGATATGAAAAAAGGTGGGCGGGTACGCACAGCTTCACAACGTGCTGATGGCATAGCGATACGCGGTAAAACGAGGGCTTAAAATGGCTTTCTCAACCAACACAACAGCGTTTAATCCTGACCTCAACGACATATTTGAAGAGGCGTTTGAGCGTTGCGGGCTAGAGTTGCGTACCGGGTATGACTTTCGTACCGCACGCAGAAGCCTGAACTTCCTGATTGGCGAGTGGGCCAACCGTGGGATTAACTTGTGGACGATTGAGCAGGGCTCGATCAACTTGGCGCAAGGAGTGACTACCTATGATCTACCTTTGGATACCGTTGATCTTATTGAACATGTTATTCGCACTGATTCCGGACAAGGCCCTAACCAAACCGACCTGAACATCACACGGATTAGCGTCTCGACTTACTCGACGATCCCGAACAAGTTGGCACAAGGCCGTCCGATTCAGGTGTGGATTAACCGCCAGTCGGGGCAAAAAGTTGGGTCTGAAGGTGCGACACCTAAGTATCCACAGATTAACGTCTGGCCTGCACCGGATCAGGGTACGACTTTGAATCCGTACTACGTCTTCTATTACTGGCGGCTAAAACGCGTTTACGACGCTGGTACCGGCACTAATGTGATTGATATTCCGTTTCGCTTCCAGAACTGCTTGGTGGCGGGGCTTGCATACATGTTGGCAGTCAAGAAACCAGAAGTTGACCCGATGCGAATTCAGGCGTTGAAAGCCATGTATGACGAGGCTTGGGACTTGGCGGCGGGCGAAGACCGCGAGAAGGCAGCGGATCGTCTGGTACCACGGGAGATGTTTTTCTAATGGGTAATAGGTTTAGTTCAGCCAAGAACTCGATTGCAGAATGTGACCGCTGCGGGTTTCGTTACAAGCTGAAGGAACTAAAGAAGCTGACGATTAAGACCAAGCAGGTTACGGTCAAGGTTTGCAAGACCTGTTGGGAAGAGGATCACCCGCAGTTGCAGTTAGGTATGTATCCGGTACAAGACCCACAAGCAGTAAGGGAGCCAAGACCAGATAATAGCTATAGGCAAGCGGGTTACACTGGGTTGCAGTTGACGTTGAATACAGATTTTGGTGATCCATCAGGCGGTAGTCGAGTATTTCAGTGGGGTTGGGCACCGGTTGGCGGATCAAGAAGTAACGATGTGGGGCTAACGCCAAACGCTTTGGCTCCTATTAGTGTGGTAGCAAACGTAACAATCACATAGGAGTTGCTATGGATAGCATGAAGAAGGTAGCCAAGGCGGAAGTCAAGGCGCACGAGAAGCGGATGCACAAGGGCATGGCTAAAGGCGGCGTGACTGGCGAAGCTATGCGCAAGTATGGACGCAACATGGCTCGGGTTATGAACCAGCGTGGCTCTTCAAGGAGTAAATAATGGAAAAGATCAAGTCTGCGCCCCCATCGGTGCTTAAGTCTTATTCTGGCAAAGACAGCATGAACGAAATGAATATTGGTGCTGGCGTAGTTACTAAGGGTAACTACAAAGAGCCAAAGACCACTGGTATCAAAATCCGTGGTACTGGCGCAGCTACTAAAGGCACAATGGCACGGGGCCCAATGGCATGACCTATACAGAGCTTGTTGCTGAAATTCAGGCGTACACCCAGAACTACGAAAGCGATTTCGTAGCAAACATCCCTACGTTTGTAACGCAAACGGAAACTCGTGTATACAACACGG